GCGGTGGGGGCACTTCCTCTCGCGGCTCTGCAAGTTCGTCCAGCAGCAAACCTGCGACAAGCAGCAGCAAACCTGCGACCAGCTACATCGACATGCGCGACCGCTTCGACGGTGGCGGTAAAGGCACGTCTGGCAGCACCTTCTCCGGTGGCCCGTTCTCTGGCATGGCAAATGCTATGGGCATTAAGCCTCTGGCTCCCCGAGCAGCTACGCCTAGCGGCGGTGGCGGTGGCGCTGATAGCGGCCAAGCAGCGGCACGCGCGCAGGCCCAACGCGATGCTTACGTGGCTGTCCGCGACTACAAGGGAAACCCCGATAATTTTGGCGGTAAAGGCCCGTCCGCTGCTCCCGCCGCCGCCGCCGAAGTCGCCGCCGCTGAGACTACTATGGTGCCGAAGAAAGTCATGAAGCGCACCTACATGGGTCCACCGCCCAAAGGCTATGATGCGGGCAAGCAGGGCGAGTACACCTACTTCAAGTCTGAGATGGTGGATGCGCCTGCGAAGCCCATGAAGAAGGGCGGCAAGGTGCGTGGATGTGGTTGTGCCCAGCGCGGTATGCGCCCAGCAAAGATGGTGTGACCATGGCCAAGGACTGGATCGAAGGTGCTATCAAGAAGCCCGGTGCCCTGCGTAAGGCGCTGGGAGCCAAGAAAGGCGAGCCGATTCCTGCGGGTAAGCTAGCCGCTGCGGCAAAGAAACCGGGCAAGATGGGTCAGCGGGCACGCCTCGCTCAGACTCTCAAAAAGATGAAGTGACCCATGGGCCGCACGAACGAAAAGTTGTGGGAGCAGTCTAAGGCGCAGGCCAAGGCTAAGATGGGCGGGAAGCATTCCGCCCGTGCCATGCAGCTTGCGGGCAAAATCTACAAGGACAAGGGCGGCGCATACACGGGCGAAAAGACTGCCGCCCAGAAGTCCATGTCGAAGTGGTCCAAGGAAGACTGGGGCACCAAGAGCGGAAAACCCTCCACAGTTGGCCCGAAAGCTACGGGTGAGCGGTATCTGCCGAAAAAAGCCCGTGAGTCGCTGACGTCTTCGGAGTATGCTGCAACCAGCCGCGCCAAGCGCGAAGGCACTGCCAAGGGCAAGCAGTTCGTGGCCCAACCAAAACGCATCGCCAAGAAGACGGCGAAATTCAGGGACTAAACCATGGCCGTTGTCGTACCCGATCTGCCGGAACTGTTTGAGGAAGCCTACGAACGGGCTGGCCTCGAGATGCGCTCGGGCTACGACCTCAAGACGGCTCGCCGCAGTCTGAACTTGATGACGCTGGAGTGGGCAAACCGTGGCCTGAACCTGTTCACCATCGAGTCGGGCACGCAGGTGCTGACCGCTGGAACGGGTACGTACACCCTCCCCGTAAACACAATTGACCTGATCGAACACCAACTCCGTACCGGGAGTGGTACATCGCAGGTGGACACCTACCTTGAGCGCATTAGCGTCTCGACCTATTCGCAGCAGACGAACAAGCTGATCACGGGTCGCCCGACGCAGATTTTCGTACAGCGCTTGGCCACGGAAACCAAGTTCACGCTCTGGCCCCTGCCGGATACCACGCAGACCTATACGGTGGCCTACTACCGCCTCAAGGGCATCGACGGCTTGGTCTCGGGTATCGGTGGGGACATGACTTCTGTGCCGCCGCGCTTTGTCCCTGCGCTGGTCGCCGGGCTGGCCTACTACATCGCCATGAAGAAACCGCAGTCACAGATGCTCGTGCCTATGCTGAAAGCTGAGTACGAGACGCAGTTTGAACTCGCCTCCAGCGAGGACCGCGACCGCTCTTCGATCATGCTAACGCCGTTCAACACCATGATGCTGGGGAACTGACATGCCCGCATATGCCCGTGGCAGTAAAGCGTTTGGGTTCTGCGACCTCACCGGGTTTCGTTACCCGCTGAGTGAACTCGTATGGGAGATTCGCAATGGTCGCCGCACGGGCTTCCGTGTTGGTAAAGACGTCGTGGACCCGGATCACCCGCAACTGTTCATCGGGCGCTTGAAGATCAACGACCCGCAGGCGCTGAAAGACCCGCGCCCCGATACAGCACAGGCTGCGGCGAACGCGCTCTGGGGCTGGAACCCTGTGTGGAATCCCGCACAGAATATGGTAGGTTCTGTAGGGACCGTCACCGTAACCACCACATAAGGAGCAGACCTGTGAAAAAGCCTTATCCCGCCCGCGCCGCAGGTCCTGCGACCCCGAAGGTCCCAAAAACCACAAAGGCTCCGGCAAAAGTTGCGGCCAAACCTACGGCCAAACCTGCCCGTGTCATGAAGACCACGAAGACACCGGATGGTGGCCAGCAGTACGTCCGCAACAACGACTACAAAGTCGCTGGCGCACAGAGTAGAGCCTATAAGGATCGACTGTTCCAAGGCAAAACTGTTAACCCGAAGATAGCGGCGGAACTTGAGAAAGCCGATAGCTACGCCCTCGTTCCCGACGATAAGGGGATGGCCGAGCGCGCCGGAAAACGTGCTAGACGCTACGCTGATGAGGCGAACGCGATTACCCGCAAGTACGGCGCTGATAGACGTCGCTAACCAACCCCCATCATAAGGAGTCCATCATGGGCAAAGCACCTAGGCCACCCGCCAAAAGCCAAAAGCCAAAAACAACTGCCAGTGATCGGGTTGAGGCCCGGTACAAATCCGACATGGATGAACTCGCACCCGGCATCTTTAATCGGGCCATGACGGCCAGAAAGTATGGGGAGAAATCCGGACTCTCTGATAATAAACGAACAGAACTGGCTCGCGCTGGGATTGCTCGCGCAAAGCGGGACCGGGGTCTTGTGAGGGAGTATGGAGAAGACGCCTACAAGGCGAGATCATTCATGTCTGAGCCTCGCCCTGCAACGAAGATGAAAGAGGGCGGCATGGTTGAAGGCTCCGCCAAGGACATGCGCGAAGACAAGGCGCTGGCCAAGAAGCACGGCATGAGCATGTCCGAGTGGGAGAAGTCCCCGCAGGACAAGAAGCACGACGCGCCGAAGAAGATGGCTGCGGGCGGAAAGCTCAAAATGGTCGAAAAAGACGGCAAAAAAGTCCCGTCTTATGCCGCTGACGGTGTCGGCAAGATGGCTGCGGGTGGCTCTGTTCGCGGTACGGGCTGTGCCGTTCGCGGCAAGAACTTCTCGGGCACCTACTGATTGGGGCGATAGATGAACTACGCAGAACTCAGTCTGGCGATCCAAGACTACCTTGAAAGCTACGAGCCTACGCTCGTGGCCAACATCCCTAACTTTGTTCGCCAGACTGAGGAGCGCATCTATCGTTCGGTGATGATCCCCGAACTCCGTAAGAACGTGACCGGGACTGTGGCGAGCGGTAGCCAGTACGTCGCTCGCCCCGCCGACTTTTTGTCGGTGTTCTCCCTTGCGGTGATCGACGCGTCTGGGAACTACACCTACCTGATCGACAAAGACGTGAACTTCATGCGGGAAGCGTACCCGAACCCGACCACGACCGGGTTGCCGAAGTACTACGCCCAGTTCGACGGGGACGGTCCGGTATCGACCGATGGTACCTTCATCGTCGGCCCGTCTGCCAATGCGACCTACACCATCGAACTCCACTACTTCTACGAGCCACCGTCCATCGTGGACACGGGCACTTCGTGGTTGGGGGAGAACGCCGAAACGGCACTGCTGTACGGTTGTCTGGTCGAAGCGTACACCTACCTCAAGGGCGATGCCGACTTGATGGGGACCTACCAGAAGCGTTACATGGATGCACTTGCCAACCTCGGCATGATCGACGTGCGTTCCAAGCGTGACGACTACCGGGATGGCCAAATCAGGGTGGATTGATGACACAAGCAATGACGATGGACCTGCCGCGTTACGCACCGCTGGTCCAAGTGCACACGACAAGCGGACGCGGCGAGACCCCGGAAGAGGTCGCCGCCCGCTGCGCCAACAAGCTGATGCACGTCTCGGACTCGGCTCCCGCCGAAATCCGCGACCAAGCCCGTGCCTTCAAGGCACACATCGAGCGTGTGGTCGCCCTCTACATGCGCGAAGCTATCGCGTCTGATCGAACAACCGTGTACAATGCCATCAAGGATGCGGGGCATCCTGATTTGGCTGAACTTATCAGGAGGCTCTGATGGCTTTTTCCGGCAACTTCATGTGCACCTCGTTCAAGGATGAACTCCTTGAAGGTGTCCACGACTTCCGCACTTCCGGCTCTGG